CCGCCAGCACCTCGGGCAGCGCCCCCACCGGATGTTACTTAGCCGCCACGTGCGTGCAACGAATCTGGCGCGACAATCGCGACAACGCAGCGGGCGGATGCCGAGCAGGCTGAGCAGGCGCTCGCGGGGATGGCGGCGGTGCGAGTACCGGAGGTTCCGGCTTCCGCAAAGTGGGCATTCGAGCATGGCGGCAGATCAAAACCGGCCATTGTAGCGCAGCGCGCCGGCATCTGTGTGCTAGAATACCGAGAAGAAATATGTTCGCCGGGCTCGTAGCTCAGTTGGTTAGAGCGCTACCTTGACACGGTAGAGGTCTGGCGTTCGAGTCGCCACGGGCCCACCACGTTTCTCAAAGACTTACGGGCCTTCGCCCCGTTCCGCCACCCCTTCTGGAGTCCAACTGGAGTCCAAATCTGGACTCCACCGTGCCTGCGGCCTCCGGGTGGTCATGGAGGCCATGACATGCATTTTCTTCGATTCGTCTCGCAAATCAGGAGACGGAGACAAATTCCCTTTCCCTATACAAGAGGAACGCCTTCACAGCCCTCCGTGGCGCCGGCCGTGCGGCGCCCCTCGCCGCCCGGCTGGTCATGGAAGCCATGACATGCTTTTTTTTCGATTCGTCTCCCGAATCAGGAGGCGGAGACAACATGCCCTTCGCTATACATGCAATTCGTACCCAAGGAGCGCCGCCGCTGCACCTGAGTCCAGGCGGCCACCACGGAGGCAGTCTGGGCAGATCCGCGCGAGGAATGGCCGCCACTCGCACAGGCGTGGCCCAGGAACGGGCTGGGCGGCTGTGGGTTTAACCCATGCGGAGGACATGTGTCGCCTCCCCTCGCTCACACCGGCCCGCAAGTGGCCTATGCAGCGCTCGGGAGACGAGGGTGGTCGCCCGGGGCCAAGCGCGTACCGCCGCAGCAACGTGGGCGCCATGTGGCCGGGATGTAGAATGGCGGGAGGAGAGGTTGAATGGAAGCGTCTTCCGACGCGAGGATCATCGCGGCAGACGCCGTGCGGCGCCTCGATCTGGGGTCTCCTGCGGCGCCCACCGCTTACCACAGCGTGACTCTGTGTGTCATCGATGCCGTCTACTCCATCAACGCTCGCTACGAGCAGGTAAAGCGGGTCGTGGAGCGCTACTGCAACAAGTACGGTCTCAAGATGTATAGAAAGCGGAATGAGCCCCTCCCTCCGCGATCTGAGCAGGATGCTGTCAGCCACCTGCTGCCAAGGATGAGATCACTGGGCGATGCAAAGTTCGCAGAAGACGTCTTCCAGCACAGGGGCAGAACCTCGCCGAGAAATGGAATCTTGAAAGCGGAAGCGGTCCGGAGGTTCGCGGAAGCCTTGGCAGACCACGGCGTGGAGCACCTCCAGGACATGCCCCATGCGGTACGGGACAGCAGCTTAGAGCGAGCAATCAAACGAGTTCCAGGTCAGCGGTCAGGGATTTCCTTGAAGTACTTCTTCATGAATGCCGGCCGTGACGACCTCATCAAGCCGGACAGAATGATCCGGCGCTACTTGGAACGAGCGCTGAGCCGAGCGGTGGAGATTTCGGAGTGCCAGCCACTGCTGTCGGCGGTAGTTGCGGAGTTAAGGGGTCAGTTCCCCCACCTGACTCCCCGCTTGCTGGACGAGCGGATCTGGGAATACGAAAGAACACGAACGGAGGCTCAGGCGCCGAACCGATCACCATGTCACTCACCAGCACGACCCGCAGAAGGCGATCACGATGCACCGTTCTGGGAGGCGGTCCGCCAACTACGCCGGTGCAACAGAATCCCTAAATGCTGGAGGGTGAGGGACATCCTGCCTTTGCTCCGCGGCAAGTTCGCGGACAACGCCATCCGGACGATTCCATTCAACCAGTCGATGACCAAGGATGGAAAAACGAAGGGCAACTACGTACAGGGGGGCAGGCCCGCGCAGGCCTACAGGCTAGGGCCGGGGCTCTTCCAGCTTATCGACGACCCGAGCGACGTACCCGACCGCTCAGGACCTCAGGAGCTCGTTGAGGGATAGTCTTGCCGTCCTGTAATCGTTGACCCACTCCGCTGGCAATCCCGGTCACTGCACAGGTTCATGGACGCCCGGATGCCCCTAGGTCCCCTTCCCGCAAGAGGCGATCTCGTCCTGTCTCAAGTTCAACGTCGCCCATGCACACCACGGACGCCAACTGGGCGCCGGTCTGGCACCCGGGCGGCCAGCCCGATCCGGTCGTCCGGCCAGACGGCTCCACCGCAACGTGGGTAGGTACACGCGAGGAATTGCCGTTGCTGGCGCAGACGTGGCCCAGGGAACGCGTGACGAGCACCACGCCGAGGTCTGGGGGGCGCACCCGGCCTCTGGAAAGCGCGCCGGAGGGCTTCTATTGCGAGAGAACGCGTTCGGCGATGTTGAGCTTGGCCGAGGCCCCGAACGAAACGACACGCGAGGCAAATGATTTTTCTCTTGACGACTGACATCGCCGCCTGCTATCGATGAGGTAGAACGCTCGGGAAGCGTTCTCCCAGAGGCGGGCGGGGCCTCTCGAAACAAACCCGCACCCCACCGGAGCGAGCGCCGGGACGCTCGTGAAACTCTTTCCCGCATGGTTCCCACTCCAGGTGTGTTTGCGTGAACCACCGGATCCCCTTGTACAGCGCCGACGGCGAGCTGGCCGACTGGATCAGCGAGCAGCGCTTGGCGCGGCTCCAGGCCGCCGGGTTGATCGCTCGTGTCGTGCGGCATCGGAAGGGCCACATCAACCGCGCCATCCTGTTCCGGCGCCCCGGCGAAGGCGCGGCGGTGGAGCTGCGGCAGTACATGGGCACCCGCTACAGCTTCCGCGAGCATTTGGACAACGGGCGGCTGTGCTGGAAGCTGCGGCGGTTGGGGCACGGCGACGAGCTGCGGCCGATCTTCCTGGCGGTGGTCGCCGAGTGCATGGCGCCGCAATGAAAGCGCGCAAGGCCAACGTGGGCGGCAAATGGGTGGCGATCCAGCGTGGGCTTCGAGATAAGGTGCCTAAATCGCGCTAATTCCCTGCAAACATGGGTCCTTCCCGGGCCTCGGGGCCGCGGGTGTGCTGGATGGCACGCTGTAGCCACGGTCTGGCGACGAACTAGGTTGACAGGTTGACAGATGCGGGCAGGAGTGATTTGACTTGGCCGCTGGGCGCGAGCTCGTCAGCCAAGCTGAGTACGCGCGCCATCGGGGCGTCAGTCGCCAGTACATCAGCCGGCTGGCCAAGGCCGGCGTGCTGGTCATGCGCGGCGGCAAGGTCGATGTGGCGGCCTCCGACGCCGTGCTGGATGATCGCCCGGAGAAGATTTCCGAAGCCGCCACCAGTGGCCCCGTAGAGGCTGGTGCGCAGACTACGACCTATGCCCAAGCGAAGCTGGCCGACATGCTCTTCCGCGCACGGTTGCGGAAGCTCGAGTACGAAACGAAGTCGGGCAAGCTGATCCCGACCGACGAGGTCAAGGTCGTGTGGTTCAAGCAGGCCCGGCAGATTCGCGACAAGCTGCTCGCCGTGCCGACAAAACTGGCGCCGCAGTTGGCGGCGCTGACTGAGGTGCGGGCAGTGCGGGAGTTGCTGGACGCCGAGATCGAGGCGATCCTGAGGGGCCTCCAGGATGACATCCGCTATCGCCGCCATTGACGAATGCCTGGAGCAGTTGGCAGCGGCGTTCGAGCCGCCGCCGCGGCAGACGGTCTCCGAGTGGGCGGACGCAAACCGGTGGCTATCCTCGGAGGCCTCGGCTGAGCCGGGCCCATGGCGCACCGACCGGGCGCCCTACCAGCGGGCCATCCTCGATGCGCTGACGCCCAACAGCCCTTACGAGCACGTGGTGATGATGGCCGCGGCACAAACCGGCAAAACGGAAGTGGCCTTGAACCTGGTGGGCTACATCATCGATCGCGATCCGGGGCCGATGCTGGTGGTGCTGCCGCGGGTGGAGGATGGCGAGGCCTGGAGCAAGGACCGGCTGGCGCCGATGTTGCGCCACACGCCGTGCCTGGTGGGCAAAGTGGCCGATGTCCGAACGCGCGACTCGAACAACCGCATCCTGCACAAGCAGTTTCAAGGCGGCAGCATCACCATCGCCGGCGCCAACTCGCCGGCGGGCCTCGCCATGCGGCCCATCCGCTACGTGCTGCTCGATGAGGTGGACCGCTATCCGGCCTCGGCGGGCACCGAGGGCGATCCAGTTAGTTTGGCCATCAAGCGGTCGGCCACGTGGTGGAACCGGAGGATCCTGCTGGTTTCAACGCCGACGGTCAAGGGCGCCAGCCGCATTGAGAGCTGGTGGCTGCGCAGTAACCAGTCGAGTTACTGGGTGCCTTGTCCTGAGTGCGGCGCCTATAAGGTGTTGGTCTGGCCGAACCTGGAGTGGCCCGAGGGGCGACCCGAGGAGGCCCAGTACCGCTGCGCGCACTGTGGGGTGTTGATCCCGCCACATCGCAAGCCGTGGATGCTGGCACGGGGCGAGTGGCGGGCAGCCAACCCGAAGTCCAAGATTGCCGGGTTCTGGATCAGCCAGCTCTACTCGCCCTGGAAGGAGTGGCCGGAGACGGCGGCCGAGTTCCTGGAGGCCAAGCACGGCGGGCCGGAGACGCTGCGCGCCTTCATCAATACGGCGCTCGGCGAGCTCTGGGACGACGAGGCGGAGACCAGCGTCGAGGTGGCGACGCTGGTGAACCGGCGCGAGTCTTTCGGGCCGCGTCTGCCGACCGGGGTGGCGGTTCTAACTGCCGGGGTGGATCTTCAGGTGGATCGGGCCGAGCTCGAGCTAGTGGGTTGGGGACGCGGCGAGGAGTCGTGGTCGATCGAATACCGCGTCTTTCCCGGCGATCCCAGCGCGCCCCAGCTTTGGCAGGCGCTCGATGAGTATCTCAGGCGCGAGTGGTTACACGAGTACGGTATCAAGCTGCCGGTGGCCGCTTGTGCGATTGACTCGGGCTTCCACACCCAGGCGGTGTATGAGTTCTGCCGGACGCGCTACGGTCGGCGCATCTTTGCCATCAAGGGCAAGGGCGGCGGGGTGCCGGTGTGGCCGAAGCGCCCGAGCCGGAGCACGTTGGGCCGCACGCCCTTGTGGATCGTGGGTGTGGATAGCGCCAAGAGCGTCATTTACAGCCGGCTCAAGATCGAGCAGCCGGGGCCGGGCTACTGTCACTTCCCGATGGAGCGCACCGAGGAGTTCTTCGAGCAGTTGCTCTCGGAGGTGCTGGTGACGAGCTACGCGCGCGGGGTGCCGGTCAGGGAGTGGCGGCGCAAGAAGGGCGTGCGCGGCGAGGTACTGGATGCTCGGACCTACGCTTACGCGGCGCTGTGCGGGCTGGTGTCGATGGGCTTGAGATTGGACACCGAAGCCGACCGGATTGCTGCGCTCAGGCCGGCGGAGTGCGAGGACAAGATCGCGGCGCCCGCCGCGCCCGTGCGCAAGGTCCTGCGCAGCCGGTGGCTCGAGTCCGGAGTGCGCAGCCTGTAAGAGGGTCACGATGGAAAACCGCGAGTTCCTCGATGCGCGGTCGTTTGGCAAGATCGCTGTGCCGACGCCGGGCACGCCAATGCCCATCACTACCGACACCAACCTGCGCGCGGCCAAGCTGCGCTTCGCCGTGGTGATCGGCGAGACAGGCCGGGTGTTCCTGGGCGTCGAGGGGATGAACAAGGCCACCGGCGCCGGAGTGATTAAAGAGTTCTGGTCCACGGGCGCCGGCGGCGGGATTGCCGATGAGCTGATCCTCGAATCCCAAAACGGTGACTTACTGCGGCCCGCTGACTACTACGTGGACGCCAACGTCGCCGGCGAGGGGTTGATGGTTGCTTACTGGGTCTGGGTCCCGCACTGGGCGTGATGATCCGGGAGCTACGGATTTGGTGGCGGCTGCGGCCGCTGATTGACGAATTCAAGGAGCTGACCAAGATGCGATTCTCGGTGAACGTTGCGATTCAGATGCTGGCGCTGGTGGCGCAGGGCATCAACGCCACGCAGGACCTGCTGCCCGGGCGCGGCAAGTTCTGGGCCATGGTGGTGCTGTCGGCGGTACAGGGCGCGACCGCGGTGTTGGCGCACTTCGCCAACCCGGACGGAACGCCGGCCGCAGTGCCCTACATCAAGAAGTGAACCTCGACATCCAGATCGAGCGCCGGCCGGTGGAGCGGCTGATCCCCTTCGCGCGCAATCCGCGCACGCACACGGACGAGCAGGTGGCGCAGATTGCGGCCTCGATCGTCGAATTCGGGTGGACCAATCCAGTCCTCGTGGGCGCCGACGGTGTGATCATCGCCGGCCACGCGCGCCTCCAGGCGGCGCGCAAGCTGGGTTTGAGCGAGGTGCCGGTGATTGTGCTCGATCACCTGAGCGAGGCCCAGCGGCGGGCGCTGGTCATCGCCGACAACAAGCTGGCGCTCAACGCCGGCTGGGATGAGGAGCTACTGCGCGGCCTGCTCAGCGAGCTCCGCGAGGATGAGTTCAACCTCGAGGTGCTGGGCTTCTCGGATGAAGAGCTGAATGCCCTGCTGACGGAGGCGCCCGACCTGGCCGAAGGCCTCACCGATGAGGACGCCGTTCCCGAGCCGCTCGAGGAGCCGGTGTCGCGGCGCGGGGATCTGTGGATCCTGGGCGAGCACCGGCTGCTCTGCGGCGACTCAGCCAATCGAGAAGACGTGGACCGTCTAATGGCCGGCGAGGTAGCGGATCTGGTCAACACCGATCCTCCTTACAACGTGCGCGTCGAGCCGCGCTCGAACAACGCCATTTCCGCCGCGCTGAGCTCGTTCGGCGGTCTTCAGCGGTCAGGCGCACCAGCAAGAAGCTGCGCCCCAAGGATCGCCCGCTGGCTAACGACTTTCTCAAGGACGCCGATTACGACGTACTGCTCCGGCAGTGGTTCTCCAATCTGGCCGCGGTGCTCAAGCCGGGCGGGGCCTTCTACATCTGGGGCGGTTACGCCACCTGCGCCAACTACCTGCCGGCGCTCGAGGAGTCCGGCCTCTATTTCTCTCAGGCCATCATCTGGGTTAAGAACCAACCCGTACTCACGCGAAAAGACTTCATGGGGGCGCATGAATGGGCATTTTATGGCTGGCGTGAAGGTGCAGCGCACTGGTTCAACCCGGAGACCAGGAATGCCACCGACGTGTGGGAGGTGAAGAAGGTCCACCCGATGGTGATGGTGCACTTGACTGAGAAGCCAGTGGAACTGGCAGTGCGGGCACTGACCTACTCCTCACGCCCGGGCGAGGTGGTGTTGGACTTGTTCGGCGGCTCGGGAAGCACGCTGATTGCGGCCGAGAAGCTGGGGCGCCGGGCCCGGCTGATGGAGATCGATCCGGCCTACGTGGATGTAATCGTGCGGCGCTGGCAGGAGTTTACGGGCCAGAAGGCGATACTGGATGGCGATGGTCGCGGCTTCGAGGAGGTGGCCGATGAGCGACGCCGAGTACCGACGTGAAATCGAGCGCTGTCAGCGTGAGATTGCCGAGATCGAGAGCCTACTATCGAGTGGTCATCGGGATGTGGCGGGGCTGTGCCTGGCGCTCGCGGATTGGAGCGCGGAGTTGCGGCTGCTCGAAGAGGAACGCCGCCGGGTGCACGCCTCGGCGGAGTCGGAGGTGCGGTGATCAGCTGGGGAGACGGTGGTGCAGGCGCTCGCGCTTGCGGCGGGCGACCGTGTGCTCCAGTGACTGGCAGGGGGAGGGGGATGTAA